GTGAATTGCAGTTTCTTAAACGAAACTTTTATCAGTTATATCCTACTATCTGGATTCTCCTCTTGATAAAACATCTATCGAGAGCGTATTTAATTACTCGTGTTTAACCGAAGAAGAGATTGAAGAGTGGCAAGCAACAATTAGAGAACAACTTATGGAAGCAATGTTACATGGGAAGAAATATTACTCAACTTTTGTGAAAAAGTTGAGAGAATGGGTTTCAACGTATAAATTTAAACATTACCATCCTGAATTACGAGAAGCTATTATGCCTATTCTTTTGAATAGATATGTAGATATGCTTCGATCGTATTTGCTTCGAATTGGTGTCTTGTCACCTAGTGATTTACAAAAAGAAAAGATATATTGTGAATCAATTTTTGAAAACGGAAGAACCCGTTTGCGTTATTATACAAAAACAGATAGTTTTGAAAACGAAAATATTACAGAATCACTTGACAAATCGTTAATGTCAGTCATGGATAATGTAAAGAGATATATTCAACAGAAAGGAGAAGCCCTTTATAACTTGGGGTTAAATTATGGAAATTATTCTCCTCAAGAGACCAATCCAGAAACCGACATCCAATTTGAGGGAGTCCAATCTGATATTGGCCCACCAGTTAAAGTTATGAGTGCAGATGGCCCAGTTTATGCTTATGATCTTGGTCAGTCGCATGGGTTACTGCCCAAACAGATCCCCAAAATTATGGATGCAGCAATGAGTTTACCCGATAATATTAAACATTTTCAATTGTTGGATCCAATCTACTTGAATGGAGTCCAACCACGTGTTGTTCTATCACCAACTCTACAACAAATTGCACCGAAAGCTGATGTTTTGATGAATATTTTCCAATATCATAGAGCTAAAATGTGTTTGCTCCGTATAGATTCGAGACCCCCACTAGGTTTCTCACAATTGATTAAAGTAGCAATTACGTCTACATCTGCTACTGATGACTCCGCATTTAACAGACAGGGAGTTACGTATAATTTGGCTAAATGTCCAATTATGTATTTCCTAATTCCGTTTTGTGATCGTGACTTTGTTAAATCAAGAAATGAGAAGTGGTTTAAAGTTTTGATTGAACAGGTAACACCTCCAATTCTTCGAACTGATGTGCCAGAACCTTTCAGGTTTAGACCATCTTTTGAGGTATTGGAACTTGATTATTTTGTTCACAAGGATGTACAAGTTCAATTGCCAGCGAATGAGGGAATTTCACTAGATACAGTGAACGACACTGCCGCCGCAACTGCAACCACTAAGACCAATCCATTGCTAGGACCTGGTACCATCACTTCTGGATCGACAATTACAACACAAGGTTATATTTTAGCTTTGGATGGAGCTTTTGCAGCGGGTGTAGATGTAGCAATGTATGTTATACCTCCACAAACAACAGGAGTGTTGACCATAGGAAGTGTAGGTGGAGTACCCAATTCTTTGACATTTGTGTCTGCAGGTTTGTCATACCAACTGGCTTTAACATCCAGAGCTTTGAATCGTACTGCGCCAACAAATGCAAATGTTGTTGAATTGATTGTGTCGGGTGCAGTGGCTGCAGATGTTGATGGCATTATTGGGTATATTCCTAATACAGCACGACGCGCTCAAGTTCCTCCAAAACAAGAGAAACAACAAATTCATGTCTATGCGGCAGATATTTTGGATCATCAAGTCGATAGGGAGTTTGAGGAGTATTATTGGCAGGACAAAGGAAAACGAGGTTTTGTTTTGCCTGGGCACAAGTATGAAGGACCAGGTAATTCACTCAATAATGGAATACCATCTAATGAAATGGATGCTTTTGCTCGGAAACATGACCTTCAGTATGCTTGGGCTTCTTATTTGTATGCACAGAAACGTATTGACAAACCAAC